TGTTGTAATAATGTCATCGTAATTAATCGTCACAATATTCTCTTCAATTATTTCTAATGGTAACCATGGCATCATAACTAATACTGCTTTACCATAATCTACAGACCTTTGAACCATAACTTTCATCGGACTGTCAACTACTAAAGTTTCACCTTCATCATCGAAAAGACAATTTCCAACAATATCTTCACCTGTGATTAATCTAATAATCTTTACATCTGGATTTTTTTCGTTCATGATTTTATTTCTATGTTGTAAAATTTATAAGGGAATTTTTGCTCATCATATATTTTGCATCTTTCGATGAAATGCTTTAAAGTGTAATTTATAAATTTACCTACTCTAAAATCATCTGCTATATCGAAAAGTACGGCTTCTTCTTTGTTTTCACCTTTTCTGAGACCTCTACCTATTGACTGTAAATTTCTAATTCTCGATTTTGATGGTGATGCGAAAACGATGTTATGTAAGTTTCTGATATTGATACCAGTCGAAAAAGTTCCGTAAGATGCGACAATTATTGCGTTGTTTTCTCTTTCGGTAATTTCACGAACAGACTCTCTAATTTCAACATCAGTTCCACCAAAGACGAAAAATACGTGACGATTCTTTGCAGCTTCTTTTATCATTCGATGCAATTGTTTACCATGCTTTTCTACCAAATTGAAAAGAACTAAACTATTACCCTCTAACGATAGCGTCAAATTCTTGATGAATTCGTTTCTTTTGGTGCTGTTAATTATGTAGTCTATTTCTGAATGATAGTCCCAAGACTTGGCGAGTTTACAGACTTCTTCAGAATATTTTAGAACTAAACACTTGATCTTAAATTTTGCTAGATGATCTTGCTCAATTAATTCTGACGTTGTTGTTGATTGATAGACTGGTCCGAATAAACCTTCTAAAACTAAACGATGCGTTTGTGTACCATCAAGAGTACCAGTACAACCTATGCGATATTTCGAATTGATACAACTGCTGAGAATTGTCGTAAGTGATTTTGCTTTGAACTGATGTGCTTCGTCACCAAGAACGAAGTCGAACTGCTCAAAGTATTCTGCATCGTTTTTGTAAATTGACTGCCAAGTTGTGATTGTCAAGAACTTATTTGTATGCTTCTCTTTACCCGAATACTGACGATGACAATATTCTTCAGAATCGAATCCGTAAGATTCAAAATCTTTATACATCTGTTCAACTAGCGATGTTGTTGGTACAATCAATAATCCTCTGCGATTATCTGCTGCTTGCAAGAAGCGAACAATCAGATATAGAATCAATGATTTTCCAGATGCAGTTGGAGAGACCAACAACATTCTTTTGTTTCTCGCTGCGTGAACGAATGACTTTAATTGGTAATCACGAACTTCGAAAGGTAAATTTAATGTCTCTACGAATTTATTCGCTTCAACTAGAGAAAAATTTTCAGTAACATTCAGACGAGAATCGATCTCTAATGTATAGTCTCTTTCTTCGCAAAACTTTTCAATATACGGAATCAATCCGCAATATAAACTGAAATCTCTTAAAGAAAAAAGACGAATATATCCGTCCCACAATTTGTTTTTGTAGGCTGGAACAAATTGATACCCTGGGACTCTAAAAGAAAAGTAATCGTGTAGTTCTTGTGCGAAATGTTTTTCACACTCAATTTTCATTACAGATTCATTAATTTTATGTAGAACAATATCTGCCAATTAAATACCTTGTATAAATTTTTCCCAATCGATGAATGATCGGAGTTGATATGTTCTACTATTTAACTCTTTTAAAATAGTCTCACAAATAGTCACGATTTCATCATGCATCATTTTCTGTGCTTTATATTTGTTTAAGTCTTCGTCTGAATCCAAGTATGTTGCCATATCACTTTTCAATACAAACGGAAATGGTTCCCATCCATATTTTTTCAAATCGTCATCGTCAAGTTTACCCGTGTAATATTCCCACTTGATCTTCTTCATTCGGTTATATTTGAACTCTGCGTCTTTAGATGCTAGACGATGAGAAGAAAGTATGTTAAGATACTTGCTGTGAAGTTTGGGAATATCTAGAAGTGCTTTGCCAGGTTCAGTACGATCAATTTCGGTGTCTTTCGACCACATTTCAAGAACATCATCAAGTTTACTCATAAAATAAAATCCTCCTAAAAAGGATTATAGCATAATCAAACTACTTAAGTCAAGCGGCAACTTCAATATCGAAATAGGAAAACCTAAAAGATGCGTCTGCGGTAATAATGTTTTCTGGAGTGTCCGTTGAACTCATGACAAATGTGGATAAAGAAACAGGAAACAAATCAAATAATTTTAAACGTATGTTCGGATTATTTGAAGATGTAAGCAATGTAAGCATTCCATCCGAATATTGTGGGCGACCTGTCTGAATCGATTTCGTATATTTGTTCAAATTCGCAAGATTACGATATTCAGCATATTCTACTGGGAATGTCATTGCACGAAGCCAATCGTGAACTTCTCTCCACGATTGAAGATTTTCATCAACATAAAATGTAATATTCAAAAGATCATAAATCAACTTATCGCCAGGAACGTACAGATCCACAAACGGTGTGTTTTGTGGAACTTCAGACATTGATACGCCAGGCACATTTACTGACTGGCAAAAGTATTGTAAATTCGGCATACGCGAAAAATTCAACTGAAACTTGTTCGGTTGAAGAAAGTTCGGATTATCGACTGTTACGCCTAAGTTTGTGCAGTTTGCTGTCATATTAGTATTTATATAAAAAAAAGAGGACTCTTTTTAGGGAGTCCTCTTTGGGTTTAGTCTCTTTTTATAGTTATTATACTGAGACTTTCAGATCACATGAGATTCGCAATCTTAAATGCACGATAGTACACGTTAGCCATGGCTGTCAATGCGCCAAGACCTTGTGTTGGGCTACCTTCAGCAAATGGGTTAGCAACAAGACCATAACGTGTCTTGAAGCCAATCTTTGGCTGGAAAGTGCCTGTATCAACTGCACGAACCATCTGGAGAGGAACGTATGGGCAGTAGAAGATACCGGCATCATATGCATTCGAACCTTTGTAACCGACAACAGCAAACTCAGATGTTGAACCAGCTGGGAAGTATGGGTCGATGTATACCTTGATACGACCGAACAATGTTCCAGCAAATGTGTTACCAGTGTCGTCAACTGTCAAGCTAACTTGTCCAGCAAGTGCTGATTGATAGTCGAGGATGCCTGCCATTGCAAGAGCAGAAGCAACATCAGACGAGCAAAGCATGATGTTACCTTTTCCGCGACGAGTCGTTTTAGCAATTGTGTTTGCTTCACGTTCGATTTGGAATGCAAGACCCTTAACTTTTTCAACCATCCAACGACCATTCGAATCTGTGTCGAGGTTGAATGTACCTTGAGTTGTTGTTCCTACCTGTGCACCAACTTTAGCAACAGTATAGATTGTGCGAACAACTTCGCGGTTGATTTCAGCAAGAATTTCTGACGAGAGAATGTTAGCCAACTCTGTTTCAGCGTCAAGACCATGAACTGCTTTAAGGTCTTGTGCAAGTTCCATCGAGTATTCTGCTTTGAGAGCGCGTGTCTTGGCAGTAACAGTAACTTTCTCGATTGAGAATGCCATTTCGCCGAAAACGCCCGAACCAGAAGTACCAGCACCGTAAACCTCAGCAGCGCCAGTTGTGTTTGCTGTACCAGTTGTCATTGTTGATGCGAAAACGTTCTGCGAACCCAATGCTGTGTTAGCAGCAAGAGCGATGGAAGCATGAGTACCAGCACCAGAGAAATCTGTATCAGCTTCGTTATAGAAGGCTTCTACTGCACCTGCTGTAACGTTTTGTGTGCTATATGTCGAACGCATTGCAAAAATGAGTCCTGTTGGTCCTGTCATTGGCTGAACGCCGCAAACGTCATAAGCGATGAGGTTTGGCAACGAACGACGAACGAGAGAGATGAGGATTGGGTCGAAACCGGCAACTGGACCGCCAGCAGCAGCACCGCCACCGAAACCACCTGTGCCAGTTACAACTGTTGGTGCAGCTTCGTTAAGAACACCAGCAGCCTTTTGCATCTCGGTTGCTTGGTTCTCAAGAATAACTGCTGTAACTGCTTTACGATATGGATCGGAAATTTTTGGGAGGT